AGACAGACTTTGAACGCAGACAATACCGCAACATATCAAGAAACACCTATCGACTTAGGTGCTTATGTTGATGCCCTAGGCAAATCAGTATTGAGAATCCATAACATTGCTGTATCATTTACAGATTCTACTGGTACGGCTTTGGAAATTGCTGGTGCTAACACTAGCGCAGTATGTCAATTTCAACTATTGACTCAATCTCAAGCAGACACAGTTCTAAGCAGTAACAGAGCAATCATTGCTTCTGGTAACGTATATGCCGTCAACACACTAGGTGAGGAGCAATTCCCTCAAGTATCTCATGACATGGATGTTCTACCTCAAATGTGGACTAACGGGTACCTAGTCGCTGTTGACACAATCTATCTAGGCGGAGAGGCTTCTACACAATGGGCAGAGGATGTCTATGTTAGCGTAACTTTAGAATGCACCGTTGAGACTATGTCTGAAGCGTCTGCGATGGCTCTAGCACTATCTCAGCAAGGCGCTTGAGGTGGTTAATTGAACGCGGCTCAACAAAAAAGATTAGGGAAATTGCTCTCTTTAGGGGTTCCTCTAGTCGTTGCTTTGCCCATTGCCATGGCTGACCCAGAGGAAACAAAAGAAGCAGTAGACAGAGGTGTAGACATTCTACAGGTGCCGGGGGATGTTATCTCTGGTAAAAAAGCACCAAAGCGTAGACCATCGGCATATTCTCGTAAGTACAAATCAGCATTTAAGAAGATTGCACCTAAGTATAAACTGAAGTCTGGTAAGTGGAAGAAAGGCGGATTCAAGGCGGCAGTAAAGGCGGCACACAAGGCGGTGAAGAAATGAAGCGAACTGGGCGACGATTATCACTAACTAATGCTATCTCTTCAGCAACTCCACTTAATTCAATATCTAATTTGGGTTACAGATTAACCACTATATTTGAGGATGACAGAGAAGGATATGGATGGAAAGTTACCAAGTTAGAATATTTTGGTCATGGATGGATTAGGGTAGACTCTGGTTGGTCATTATTTACAACAAGACCAACAGCATTTGAAAACGCCGTCGCATTTGGTGAATGGGCGGCTGGACAATCATTATTCTCAAATCAATTTATTGGAGTGCTAGGTAAAGACCTGAACACTACTACTACTAACTGGACATCATTAAAACCCGACCATGTGGCAGTAAATCACCTATCATTATTGTATGAGGATGGGGCACTTCCATTATACAACATAGAATTAGAAGAATACCAGATATCCGACAGAGAAGAAATTGCATTCAAGATAAAAGAAATATCACAATCAATCGGAGAGATAGAAACATGAACCAATATGAGATATTAGCAGAGATTCTGAAGGCTCTCAAGCGTGTTGAAAAGTTACTAAAAAAGTGAATACGTATTCTAAAAACGGGGTTTTTATGGAACCAATAGCACCAATAGACAAACAACAAAATGAACGCATTATTTGGTGCGAGCGTCTATTGTATCTAATCGTGTTATTACAATTCCCACAATTAGCCGATTTACTGTAATCCGGCAAGATCTTGTCCGGAAAAAGCAGTAACCCCAGGGCCTATTAGTCCGAATTCCGGTCAAGAGCCTGTTTTTTACGGTTTAATTCTGCTTGAATTGTATATTTGTCTGGTGACTCTCTAACTTTCTCCTTCAGGAGACTGTAATTTGTGTAATCAAGCACACCCATTGAGAACAGTCTGGTCAAACAATCTATCGCATCCGACTCAATGAATGTCATCAATGGTTCATCTTCGTTTAGTCTGGAGACAATCGCGGATACAATATATTGACTTCTTGATTGATTCCATCGTCTATCATTGTCAATTTCTTCAATCAAAGTAGGGGCAATTGACAGATGTATCCTAGTTTTACGCTTGTGGGCGGGTATGCTTGGCCTACCGACATTCCTACGCATATTATCGCCCCTTGCAAGCGTCGCATTCAAGAGTAATCCAAAAGATACCAGAGCAGGATTCTTTGTAATGACTCGCTCGGCGACGCAAAAGGCATCGCTGTATGGCTAAACAGGTGTTACATTGTGTACACATCAACTCTCCGACGGCTAGATTATAATTAAAATGTGTGTACAAATTATGTTTAGGAGGGTTATTTCATGTAGATTCGTGGTATAGCGCTACTATACCCCAACTACTTCGGCGTAGATGGCCACCCTATGTTTAGTAATAGGTATTATAGACTGTTCCTTTCATGATAGGTATCATGGTCAAGAAATCAGACTCATTTTTTATCAGACAGACTTTGAACGCAGACAATACCGCAACATATCAAGAAACACCTATCGACTTAGGTGCTTATGTTGATGCCCTAGGCAAATCAGTATTGAGAATC